GACACAGAAGTCAGGGAAGTCACATTTGAAGATGGACTCCTCACAGTCAAACTTGGAAAGGTAGTTCCAGAGCACCATGCTCGTAAAGATTATCTCTAACAGGAGAATTTGACTGAACTCTAATTTTGTGTTATACTAGGTAGGCATAGGGTCTATTCTAGGGGTAGAATAAATGCCCTATGCGCCCCCCTTTACTGGGGGGTCCCCCTTTACTGGGGGTTTTTTTATGTTATAATATATACTATACCCCTAGAATAGAATAGTTATGGCTAGCATTTATTGTTTAAGTTGCCTGAAAACTGGTAAGAAATACATAGGTAGCACCAGAAGAAATTTGGACTGGCGTGTAGGAATACATTACTCTCACTCTAAAACCTTGAATACGAAACTATACGTTGCTATGCGGCAATATGACTTTATGTATGGATTAGTAGAAGAGGTAGAGGATGACGCCAGATATGAAAGAGAAGCATATTGGATAAAAAAGTTGAATACCATAAAGGAGGGTTATAACTCTAGGATGCCTAGACGTGGTATTAAGAGTGTATATGCCGATAAGAAGAAGATGATATGCGATATGAATACTAACAAGAGATATGTTAGGCACAGATATAGGTTGTATGCCCCTGACGGCACGAGTTATGATACTACTAGCATGGCACAAGCCGCACAGTTGCTAGGTATCAATAAGAAGAGTATGTATGGCGTAGCTACAGGAAAAAGACGCCAGAACTTGGGATGGCGGGCAGAGATTTTAGATTGACATCCCCCCTTTTTTAATGGTAGAATATGTTGAGGTTAATGTGTATTATGACTGTTAAACTTTTTTTGCTTAAATCTGGTGAAGATCTTATTACCGATGCCGAAGAAATGATGTTTGGCGAAGGGGATAATCAGAGGGTTGTTGGATATTATCTGAAAAGCCCTTGTATTATTCGAATGAAGAATCAATCTGTTGTATCTGAAGATGATACTGAGAAAAAAGCACAGGTTGGAATTTCTTTGTTCCCCTGGATTCCTCTGACAAAGGATGAAATAATTCCTATTGCTGCTGACTGGGTAATTACAATCACCGAACCAGTAGATAATCTAAAAGAAATGTATGTTAAGGATGTTTTAAATGGACAAAATAATCAAAGCAATACTGCTGACGAACAATCAGATTCTGATCAGTCAGATTGATGAAGTTGGTGCTGATATTGGACAACCAGATTGTAAACTAACAAATCCATATCTTTTAAACGAAGATAAAACACTGGAACCCTGGTTGATTAATATTTCTCGCCAAGATGTTTTTATGATTAGTTCTGATAAGATTCTTACAATCACAGAACCAATGCCAACCCTACTTGAAAAATACGAGAGTCTAACTAAGTAATGCGTTTCTACACTAATGTTCAGTTGATTGGAAATCAGTTCCTCGTTCGGGGAGTTGAGAATGGTAAAAGATTTGAAACAAGAGATGAGTTTTTTCCAACTCTTTTTGTAAAAAGCAAAAGAGAAACAAAATACAGGACATTAAATGGCGAATTTGTAGAGGAGGTTAAACCAGGCACAGTAAGAGATTGTCGTGAATTTTATAAAAAGTATGATGGTGTTGATGGATTTGACATCTATGGAAATGATCGATATATCTGCCAATACATTTCAGAAAAGTATCCTGAGGATGAAATCAAATTTGACATCAGCCAAATCAAACTTGTAACTCTTGATATTGAGGTTTCTTCTGAGGAGGGATTCCCTGATGTAGAATCTGCATCAGAAGAAATTCTTGCTATTACTATTCAGGATTATACTACTAAAAAGATTACAACCTGGGGCGTTAAACCATTCAATAATAAACAGAGCAATGTAACTTACTATCATTGCCCGAGTGAGTATGAACTTCTTAATCACTTTATTAACTATTGGATGGTTGACGTTCCTGATGTGATTACTGGATGGAACATTCAGTTGTATGATATTCCATACATCTGTAAACGTCTTAATAGAGTTCTTGGTGAGAAACTGATGAAAAGGTTTTCTCCTTGGGGACTTGTAACAGAAAGTGAGTTTTATGTCCAAGGAAGAAAGCAAACTTCTTTCGATGTTGGTGGTGTAACTCAACTTGACTATCTTGATCTTTATAAGAAGTTCACATACAAGGCACAAGAGTCATATCGCCTTGACTACATTGCCGAAGTAGAACTTGGTCAGAAGAAACTTGACCACTCTGAGTTTGATACCTTTAAAGACTTCTATACTCAGGGTTGGCAAAAGTTTATTGAGTATAACATCGTTGACGTAGAACTTGTTGACCGTTTGGAAGACAAGATGAAACTGATTGAATTGGCTTTGACGATGGCATACGATGCTAAAGTCAATTATGGCGACGTATTCTATCAGGTGCGGATGTGGGATAACATTATCTACAACTACCTTAAGAAACGGAACATTGTTATTCCTCCTAAAGTTAGGTCGGATAAGAATGAAAAGTATGCTGGTGCTTACGTCAAAGAACCTATTCCTGGTAAGTATGATTGGGTTGTGAGTTTTGACCTCAACTCTCTGTATCCTCACTTGATTATGCAGTACAACATCTCACCAGAAACTCTTCTTGAGGAAAAACATCCTACAGTCTCTGTTGATAGGATTCTAAGAGAAGAACTCAACTTTGAGATGTATAAAGATAATGCGATTTGTGCTAATGGAGCAATGTATCGAAAGGATGTTCGTGGATTTCTTCCAGAACTAATGGAGAAGATGTATGGAGATCGTGTTATCTTCAAAAAGAAAATGCTTGCTGCCAAGCAGGAATATGAAAAGACTCCAACTAAAGCACTTGAGAAGGAAATTGCACGATGCAATAACATCCAAATGGCTAAGAAGATTTCTCTTAACTCTGCTTATGGTGCCATCGGTAATCAGTATTTTCGATATTACAAACTTGCAAACGCAGAAGCGATTACACTCTCTGGTCAGGTCTCTATCCGTTGGATTGAAGGCAAAATGAATGGATATCTAAATAAACTGTTATCTACGAAAGATGAGGATTACGTAATTGCATCTGACACGGATTCAATTTATCTTAATCTCGGACCTCTTGTTGATAAATTTTTTGCTTCTAAGTCTGACGATAAAGAGTCAATCGTTAGTATTCTTGATAAGATCTGTCAAGACAAGTTTGAACCGTTCATCGATCAAAGTTATAAGGACTTGGCGGAGTACGTATCGGCGTATGACCAGAAAATGCAAATGAAGCGAGAGAACATCGCTGACCGTGGTATCTGGACTGCAAAGAAACGCTACATTCTTAACGTATGGAATAGTGAAGGTGTTCAATATACTGAACCAAAACTCAAGATGATGGGCATTGAGGCAGTTAAGTCATCAACTCCAGCACCTTGTCGCAAGATGATTAAGGATGCTCTTAAGTTGATGATGAGCGGAACGGAAGATGATGTAATTGACTTCATTGATAAGAGTCGTCAGGAATTTAAAAAACTTCCACCCGAACAAATTTCATTCCCGCGTTCTGCATCTGATGTTGTAAAGTATAAATCTTCAACAGATATTTACGCGAAAGGAACTCCTATTCATGTTCGCGGGGCACTTTTGTTCAATCACTACATCAAACAAAAGAAACTAACAAATAAGTATTCTCTCATTCAGAACGGAGAGAAAATTAAATTCTGCTATCTCAAAAAACCAAATATTTTTCATGAGAATGTAATTTCTTTCATTCAAGATTTTCCTAAAGAACTTGGAATTGACAAATACATTGATTATGACTTACAATTTGAGAAAGCATTTCTAGAACCTCTCAAAGCAATTCTTGATGCGATTGGATGGAACGTAGAAAAAACTGTAAACCTTGAATTATTTTTTGGATAATGGATTTTCTTAAAGATATTGTTAAAGAGATTGGTGATGATTACACCAAATTAGCATCGGACATTGATGAGACTGAAACTTATGTGGACACAGGTTCGTACATTTTTAATGCACTGGTCTCAGGTAGTGTATTTGGTGGTGTATCTGGGAATAAGATTACTGCTATTGCTGGAGAGTCTAGTACTGGAAAGACTTTCTTTTCTCTCGCTGTGGTTAAGAA